GTAAATGTTAGAAGATTACTTATTACGGTTAAGAAGTTTATTGCTTCATCAACCAGATATTTAGTATTCGAACAAAATACGGCTGCTACTAGAAATAGATTCTTAAATATTGTGAATCCATATCTAGAAAGAGTTAAACAGCAACAAGGTTTGTATGCATTCCGTGTTGTAATGGATGAAACAAACAACACTCCAGATTTAATTGATCAAAACATTTTATATGGTCAATTATTCCTTCAACCAACAAGAACGGCTGAATTTATTGTGTTAGATTTCAATATACAACCAACCGGAGCTTCTTTCCCAGAATAACCGGGTAGTATAACTTTAAAAGGCAGGGTTTCGGCTCTGCCTTTTTTACTATTCATCATATTTATAATAAATTGAGGAGAAAACAACATGGCAGATATCTTAACTAATGAAGAAATCTTTTTTAAAGAGTGGGAACCAAAACTACAGAATCGTTTCTTCATGTATATTGATGATATTCCTTCATACATTATAAAAGCAGTAGATCGACCATCTGTACAGAACGGTCAGGTTGTTATTGATCATATTAATGTTGAAAGAAAGCTTAAAGGAAAGACTCGTTGGCAAGATCTTAACATTACATTATATGATCCAATTGTACCATCTGGAGCACAAGCTGTTATTGAATGGATTCGTTTAGGACACGAATCTGTAACAGGTAGAGATGGATATGCAGATCAATACAAAAAAGATTTAAAATTTCATGCTTTAGGTCCTGTAGGTGATAAAGTAGAAGAATGGATTATTAAAGGTGCTTATGTAAATTCTGCTAATTGGGGTTCAATGGATTGGGCGCAAGAAGGAAGTGTTGAAATCCAATTAACAATATCATATGATTACGCAGTATTAAATTACTAAAATATTTTAAATGGGAGTTACGGCTCCCATTTTTACTGTTCATAATATTTATAATAAAGTTATTAAGGTTTAAAGATGAAAGTTACAGATAAGTACAATGATCCGATTGAAGCAGCTAAAGCTCAAGCATTAGCAGAATATTCAGCAAAAAAAGCCAGCTCAGTACCAACCGAAATTGTAGATTTACCATCTGAAGGAAGATTTTATCCAAAAGGACATCCACTTCGTTCTGGTAAAATTGAAATGCGTTATATGACAGCTTATGATGAAGATATTTTAAGTAATATGTCTTATATACGTAATGGAGTAGTTATTGACAAATTGTTAGAATCATTAATTGTAACACCAGGTGTTTCATATGATGATATTTTAAATTGTGATAAAGATACATTGTTATTATCTGCTAGAATATTAAGTTACGGCAAAACATATGATGTATCAGTGAAATCACCGTCAGGGAAAGAATTAAAAAGAAGTGTAGATTTAACAAAATTAGAATTAACAACATCTAATCTATCAACAGATGAGAATGGAATTATTTCATACCAAACAGATTCTGTTAATGCTAAAGTACGTTTATTAACAATTAAACAACAAAATGAAGTTCAAGTATCAACAAAACCATTATTTGAATTTTTAGTACAAAGTATTGTAGAAATCAACGGCAATACATCAAAAGAACAAATAAAAGAATATTTACAATACAATTTATTAGCTCGAGACAGTAAACAATTAAGAAAATATATTGTTGATAATTTACCATCTCATGCATCATCATATGAATTTGAAGACGAAGATGGAGGCGTCTTCACCGCCGGGTTTCAGATTGGACCAGACTTTTTTTATTAATGACCCGTCAGATAAAAAATACATACACGAAGAAATATTTTGGTTAGTATGGCGCGGCGAAGGAAGATGGGACTGGAATACTGTATATAATTGGCCAGTATGGCTGCGAAAATATTATGTTATGCAGTTAACTAAAATATTAACACAACAAACACCGACTAATCCATCACCAAAAAAATCAAGCGTAGCAAAACCTCCGTTCTAAATATTTATAAGAAATAGAGCGGCGAGTTTTAATGAACAAACAAAATAAAATATATCATTTACGATCATTACCTAGAGTTGGTGTAAAACCCAACCCTTTAGACGGCGGTAAAACAAAAGAAGAGATTGATAAGTTAAAGGAAGAATTTTCTGAAGGATTTAAATCTGTAACAGAAAGCTTAATCAAATCCGGATTTGTTACATTATTTGATAAACTTTCAACATATGCAAAAGACTTTAATAATACTTTAATTAAAGCATCATCGCAGTTTGAAAATTTAAATAAAGAACTTGGGATTTCATCACAACAATCAGTTACACTTAATAAACATTTAATGCGTGTTGCTGCAGCAAGCGATGCAAGTTTAGTTAGTTTCAAAGATCTTGGAAACAGTTTAATACAAATAAACGGAATATTACCAGGTGTTGGTAAATTATTAACAGCACAAGCCGTTGCTTCTGCAGCTGCAAAAAACGAAGTTGGATCTGCAGTTCAATTCCATGCTGCAATGTCAGAACAATTAGGTGTAAGTGCAGCATCTGCAAATCAATTATCATTAGCTTTATTAGCTTCTGGTACTGACACACAAAAATTTGCAGATAAATTAGCAAGAGCCGCAGGAATACAAGAAACACTTACGGGCGAAACGGGAGTGCTTCGTGATATGTTAGAAGCAGTTGGACAAACATCTGCAGCAACGAGATTAACATTTAGAGGTAATGTAGAAGAATTAGCACGTGCTGCATTACAAGCTAATCGCTTAGGTACAAGCTTAGGTCAGGCAGAACAAAATGCAGATAATATGCTTGATATTGAATCTTCAATTGGAGCTGAATTAACATTTCAACAACTTACAGGTAAACAAATATTAGATGATCAAGGACGAAGCATAACAGATCAAATACGTTTAGCAAGAGTAACTGGCCAAAGCGGAACAAAGATTGCAGAATTACAAGCAGAAGCAATACGAAAAAATTATGATGCTATAAAAGATCCAGTAGCACTCAAAGAATTTGCTCAGGCATTGGGGATGACAACAGAACAGGTAGCAAACCAAGCTGAACAGATTAAAGCTCGAGATAATTTAGCTAAAGAAATTGCAAAGGAAACTCAGAAATTAGATGAAAAAACAAAAAAAGATATTAAAGCAATACAAGATGAACTTGCAAAAGGTGAATTAACAGCTGAACAAGCAGAGAAAAAAATCAATGCTTTAGGACTAAAAGAAGGCTCGCCATTAGTAAAATCTTTTAAAGAATATGCAGAGAAAGCAACAATAAAAACTCAAGAAGAACGTTTAGAAACTGCACTACAACAATTAAGAGGTGTTATTGGAGGGGAGTTACTTGGTGGTATGGACACGTTAGTAACGTCTATCAATACAATGAATGATAACTATAGTGCTTTATCAGGCGGAACAGGCGATATAGCAGACAACGTTCCGGGCCTTAAGGATGCTGTTAGCAATTCAAAAAATACAACTGTTGCAGACTTCAAACAAGCATTACAAGATTTAGAATTAAATGTTATAATATCATATGGTGAATTTGAAAAAGCATCGTTACGAGCTAGTACAGGAAAAAATGCAGGTAAATAAGGATTAATATGCCATTTATAACACAAACGCCAATATCAGATCAAATACAAAATGGTCAATTACCATCATCATATTCGAAATATGATACTAATGGAAATAAATGGGATTCTTTAAAAAATTATGATACTAAATTAAATATCAAACCATCAAATGGTATTAATTCAAAAACATATTCTGCATACGATACAGTAGGAAAAAGGCCTACTTGGAGTGTTCCTAGTAGTGTTGCATCAGAATATGCCAATATAGTTCCAGAAAATAAAATACCATTGATAGATGATACAACAACTAAAATTGATTTAACAACATATTTTTCAGATAATTATAAAAATTCTGGATTGTATACTAATACATCATTAAAAGAAGTTTTGTTGCAAGCATCAATTAATGCAGTTGCTGGTAGAATTGGCAGCGGAATAAATCAGTCAGCAAATAGAATTCCTACAATGACTGATAATACATTCGGCCAATTTGAGACATTAGATTATGATCAATTACAAAAAGCACCTGCAGCTGGATTATTACAAGACTTTCGACAATTTAAAAAATCTAAAAATATACGTTTAGATGGTGCGAGCACATCATTAACATCTCCATCTAAAGCAGCAATCAAATTAGTGACTGCAAATGCAGTTGGTGCTATTGGTGCTGGGGGTGCATATCAATTATTTGATAGAGAAACCTATTTCGGAATGGGTGATTTGGGTGAAACTACAGCATTAAGAAAAGATTTTACAGTAAGTACAGAAGCAGCTACAACATGGATAGGTGGAAATTGGAGACCTAGACTTACAACACAGGCAATTCCATTCAGAGGTGATAAAGTTAATGTTCGAGATTTTGGGCAAGGCACGGAAAAAGAAGTATATAAATGGAAACGAGGATTATTAGATTCAGATGGCGCATTTGGTATAATTGGACAAATTGTACAAACAGTAACATCATTTATTGGTACTCCTATTAATACAACAAGAGATTTCATAAAGTTTCATTTTTTAGGTCCAATAACAGGTCAGTCAGATCAATATGATATATTTACATTTCGAGCTGCAATTTCATCTCTAACTGATTCATTTAGTCCTCAATGGACACCTATTGATATGATTGGTCGAGCTGATAAAAATTATATCTATACATCATTCAGTAGAACAGTTAATTTGTCATTTAGTGTTTATGCATCAAGTAGAGACGAACTAAAACCAATGTGGAGAAAGTTAAATTATCTTGCAACATATACGATGCCTGAATATCAAAATGATTATGTTATGTTTAAAGGAAAATATTTGCGTGTTACTATTGGTGATTTATTTATTAAACAACCAGCATTTATTTTAGATTTAACATATACATTAGTTGATAATGACACTACATGGGAAATTAATATTGAAGAAGATTCAACAATAAAACAAGTTCCTCATCGTGTAGAAATTACAATGACATTACAAATGCTTACCGATCATTTACCTCAATATAAAGGACAGGCATATTCATTATATGATGCAGAAAAAGGAAATGTACCTGGAACTCATAATTGGCTAAGTGATTCAGTTACTGCACAGAGTATAACAGATACATTAGAAGCTGTAAAACGAGGAGAAATCTTAGGTGCAGGTAGAGGAGAAAATTTAAATTTAAATAGAGGTCAGGGTCTATTATCACCGCGCGGCGTACAAGTAGGAGCATAAAATGAGCAGATATAAAAAATCATTAGTTATACAAAATAATGAAAATAAACGACAATTAAGTACTACATTAATACCGTTTATACCAACTGATGCATCAGATGTGTATATCATAACTACAACTGATGATCGATTAGATTTGCTAGCTAATAAATTTTATGGGGATGCAACAAAATGGTGGATTATTGCTTCTGCAAATAATTTAGGTAAAGGTACATTATTAGTACCAGCAAATACTAGATTACGAATTCCACTAAATACAAGAACAATACAAGATCAAATAGAGTTATTCAATGGCAGCAGATGAAAATATTAATATCTTTTATAGCGAAGTACACCCAGATGTTCAACAAGAAATTGAGTTTCGAGCTGGCACGAGTTTAGCTAATACAAGATCTGATGAACAGTTAGAATGGATTACATCAAAAACATCCTGGGGTAGTATTATATTATTACAACCAGATGGAAAAGCATTACGTGCTGCACTTAATAGTTCTGGAACACCATTTCATACAGATGATATCAATAATAAAAAAAATATTAAAGACTCAATTAATAATGTTGTAAAAACTACAATTAATAATATAAAAAACGCAGCAAACGCATATAGACCAACAGACCCCGATTATTTAGTTAGTAACTTTTTAAATACTAGATCAGGAAGAACTGGTCCAGTATTACAACAAATTGCAATATCATTGGCAGATACATCATTTGGTGCTCAAGGTTTACTAAATGAAGCTACAGTACAAATATTAGTTCCAGATATTGAATTTTTCATTGATGAATTCGACCCAACATGGTTTAGAATTGGATTGCCTGCAATTATTGAAATTGGGCATAGTGTTCGAACAGATTCAAGAGCAAATTATGGTAGATTTAACGGCCGGTTAGTAAACTTTAATTTTGAATATCAGCAAGATGGTACAGTTAATGTTGTATTATTTTTTAAATCTACAACAGAATTATTTACTGAAATATCTGCTAGAAAATCAGTTACTGAAACGCCGACAAATGAATTAAATACACAAACGGATGATACTAGTAAAACTAATATTTCAGAAGATATCATTACTAAATTAGAAAAATTATTTGATAAACATTTGCCGGTTGAAAAATATAAAACTAGTACAACAAATAACTTTAATCTAACTCACGTATTTAATCCGACATTCGAATTGGAAGAGGGTCTTGTAGCAAAAGAAGAATATACAACATCTAAAATTGAAAACTCAATAATACCATATGATACATTTATATCATTGATACGAACTGATGTTTCTACCGAACTTACTCAAGAAGATATAGAGCGCTTGAATGCATTAGCAGGAGAAGAACGATACTCAGTTTTAGATGCAACTAATTCTTCTGCAGAAGTCAAACAATATGTTTCATTAAGTACATTGGTTAAAGTTATAAATGCAACTATAAATTCAGCATGGGATAATTCCAATCCGCGATTTGAACGGTTTATTGTTTCAATATCACCTGATAAAACAACATCATTGTATTATGAAAATTTAGTATCTGCATATCACGATAAAATTATATTACCAGGTTCAGACGCATATCCTACAGATACATATTTTAACGAACCTCCAATAACTGTAACAGTTGGACCTATAACAGAAACAATTCCAGGTGCAAATATTCAATTTGGACGTTTAACTGAATTTACATCTGATTCATCAAACGATCGTTCTACACCATTATCATTTTATAGAGATGTTAATGAACAAACAATTGGTATTCCTGCACACATTTTAATTTCAGTTGATACTATACGAGAATTATTTGAATATGCAAATTCGGTAGAAACTAAAGAATCAAAAAATGACTTAAAAACAGAGTATTATACAGTATCACATTTATTAACAGAAATATCAAATGAGATTTCTAAAGCAACGGGAAATGCAATAGATTTGCGTTTAGTTCCACAACCCAATTCATATGTTCCTGATACCGATATTGATACACCTACAAAAATGATATTTAGAGATATTACAGCAAACGCACCAAAGGATTCAGATACTAAAGTATTATCATTACCAATATTTAGTTCTGCACCTAATAATGATACTGGCAATATTAAATCTGAATATCGTGATGCTCAAAATGCATTTAGAGAAATAACTGGCGGTATTACCGGTAGATATCAAAGAGTTGGTACTGTAGTTAGAAGTTTTAAAATAACAGGTAAACTTCCTGACTCAATGAAAACATTGAGTTTAGTATTAAGTCAAACATCTGGCATACCAAAGGATCAATTAGGTCCATATCTTAAATATATTGAATCTGATGATGATACTGAAAAACAGCAAATAGCAGCTGAATATGAGAAAAAATTTAAAAATGTAAATGAACAATTAGATAGTGCAAAAACAAAATATGCATTAGATCCGAGTAACGAAACATATCAAGATGAATTACGGGTTGCATTAAAAGAATATGTTGTATACCCAAAGCCAGATTTAAATCAATTATTTAATTTTACAACACCAATCTATCCGTTAACAGTAGAACTCGAAATGGATGGTATTTATGGTTTTAGATTTGGTGATGTAATTTCAATAACTGGATTGCCTGCTCGATATAATAATTTTGTATTTTCAATTATTCAAGTAGAACATACATTAACAACCAACCATGATTGGACAACAAAAATATCATGTTTTATGCGTCCTAAAATAACAACTACGGCATATTAATAATGAGAAATAGATTACGATATAATAGAGAAGATATTACCGAAAATTTATTTACCTCAGGTAAAGAATGGATGACTACTGATAATCTTGAGTATGTCGGTCTATATCATCGTTATGTAGATGGTGGAGTATATACATTAGGAAGTTGGGATGCAGTATTGTCAAAACGATTAATACCGTATATTGCTATCGATTCGAGTATACAAACTCAAAAAAATACATTATATAAAAAGTTAAAACCAAATGTAAAAACAAAATATAAAACGCCAGAACATAGATATTTGGTTATAACAGAACAAGATCGTAAGAGAGGATATGCGTATCGATATTTTTTAAAGCGATATAACGGCGGAATTATTGAAGTTGATAAGTTACAATATGATGAATATCAAAATAAACGTATTGACCCAAATTTATATATTGCGGTACGAGCTGAATGGACAATTGTTGGTCCGATAAATGATACATATAAAAATGGTGCTATTGATAAAGGAATTTCATCTAGAAATAGACAATCAATACAAATAGCATCGCAAACTATACCGGAGCTAGCTTCGTATATAACTAACTATATTGAGTTTGCAACTGACATTGATTATAATGTTCCTCCAGACATCAATCAATAACTTGGATTCGTAAATATTTTTCATTATTATCTATTGTATGATAGTGGATAATGAAGAAGAATTAGATGCGATATTGCGTTATGTGCAAGGTCGAAAGACACTTGTAGTGCCAATATATACAGATGCAAATCTTCA